TTTGGGAATACAGATTCTATAGAAAAGTATTGAAACAAATTACTATGATTCGACCGGGTAACCCGGTCAAGCTTTCGTCAAGCTACGCCGGGCCGAATCGAACATAATCTCGATTCTAAACCCTTTAAAATGCCATAAGGCATGGACATATAAGTCCAGAGTGTGGCGATTAAGCACCGTACCCAGCCTTGAGCCGAGCGCGAGTGATCGCCGCCGTTGTGTATAGGAAATTCTTCCTCCTATGGGAATTCATATACTCCTTCCCACTTTCCAACATGCCGGAAATAACACCAGCATAGGTGGGAAGCGTAGGAGCAAGTAATGGAACATACTTGGTGAGTCTGTCCCTATATAGTTCGAACACGGTAGGTCCGTGCTCAGCAGCCATGAAAAGCATGCTCTCAGAAGCCGAGCGAAACTGCGTTTCGAAATCAACAGACTTGGATGCCATGTATGTGTGAAACATATTATCCAGTGTCTGGGTATCGATCGCAGCCGCGTCTCGACCAAGCTCGGAGTTATAAACCCACACCCTTTTGAGAAAGCTGGGAGGATCAACAGGATCATCAAAACGGCGGGGAGGGACTTCCTCAAGAGTTTTCTTGGCGTTGGTATAAATCATGCCATAACTCTTAAGATAATCCCCAATTCTTTGGATAGTGAACTCTGGTATGTCCCCATCACAGGACCAAATACCATCGTCACCATACGTGAACATGCCCACTCGGAGAAAAAACTGATCATAGCCAAGCCCAGTGACAGCTTTAAAAGCTAGGCCAAAAGCCATGCGCTGGGATATGCCATTGTCGTCACTGGTGCCAACTTGCCCAGAAGGATTGATCGCAATTTGGAGCAAATCACCGAAAAAGTCAGTGACCGCATAACTGACATCGTAAGCGATACCCCACGCCACCTTAATGTCATCTGGTGTGTAGTTGCCTGTGAGCTCCATCAGAGCGATATTAAAGCTCTTGGCTTCTTTGATCAAATCACCCTTAAGTGAGACGTCAAAGCCCTGGAAATCGCCATCGTTCATGAGATCAGACCATTTCTCTAGGAATTCACGCATATCCTGCCACTCGGGGGACGATGAGTTGGTCCCAGGGCAGCTGCCGAATACAGCCTTGTTTTCATGAAACAGTTTAAAAATTGGTGCATAAATCTGTCTCATTAGAATGGTGAAAGCCACAGGGCTGCCGTAAATGATCCTCTGTCGGTGTTCATCCAACTTAGATTGCTTTATGGGTTCATCCTTAAAGGCTGCCTTGAAAACCGGACGAGCGGTTTCACCCCGAAGGTAGCAAGCGCGTATCCTATTTATCTCATCGACAACCTCTATTGGGGGCAAGTATCGCTTAGAGCCATCTGGGCGGAAGACGAACTCAAAGAAACGCGCCTTGATAGCACAATCAGGGAAACCCATCGAAGTCTTCATATTGATAGCGTCTAAAAACTTCACATTGTCAATACCATTGATGGCTTCATCCAAAGTCATGGGCTTGATCATGTCTAGCTCCCCAGGGGGCAGGAATTTCAAAGTGTGGATGAGAAAAGCCTGTTTCACTTGTTGAACTTCGCTAGCCGGAAAACTATCGAGCGAGTTTATGCTCTTCAGGTATCGAGACTTAGTCATCCAGGTCTTCTTGATATACACAGGCACCTTGGTGCTTTCAATCCCATCAGCCAAAGCCTGTTCATGAAATGGCGTATACCTAACCGACGACTTAAAAGTGAACCCACCAGTATCCAAGGAACCAAGTACTCGAATAGGAGCTTTGATTTGACCCAAAATCGGATCATCTGGCTGCTCTAAGCGAAGCGGCTCCCAATCAGAATGCAAAGGGCATTTTGGGCTAATCTCAATCAGTTGGGGTTTCCTGGCCAAACCACCAATCAAGTCGACTGATGGCTCGGGTATAATGAAATCACCTTCGCTGAAATCGGGGTCTCGAAAGACCACCTTGCCAGCGGCGGCTTGATAAACAACCTCCTCGGTATCATCGGTTGGCTGAATCTCGGGTATTAGGAACGCGTTGCGATCAACGTGACGATCCAAATACCTGACAACGGCTTCGCGAGTGAGTCGATGTGACTCGGCGCGACACGATAGAAGTGGGGAATATCTACGCGTTAGCGCAAAATGCATCCCAATAATCGCCGAATACTGGCCAATGGTGGCCACCAGAGGGCTCCCACAATCACCGGGCTGGGTCCGTGCACCAGTAGCATCAAACACCCAAGACGGGTAAGTGCAACCAGCACGACGATGAGCAGCATGAACTGCATCACCATAATTCTGGGGGCCTGTGAGGTTGCCCTCTTTGTCTGCAATCCGGTCTTCTTCTATCACCTTATTACGAATGGATCTACGTGGAAGGTATAGAGAAACCTTAGACACTCTATCTCCACTTCCTTCCTTTTGGAAGTAGTCAATGAGTGATCTGCGCGGAGCGACTGGCAAGGTCCAAAGAACAGTATCAGTATCAGGGAATCTTGTGAAATCCTGAAAATTAATAGCGCCAGTATAATTATCCCCATCATTCGTCCAGACCGTGTAGCGCCCAGACTCTGGGAAGCCATGCGATGTGGTTATGATTGTAGATCCGCGAACAAAGAAGCCAGAGGCAAAAGTGGTAAGAATATTACCAAGTTTGTCAGGATCAGGTTGCTCAAATGCCAAGCTGACAACATTGTTATCAATTTTTGCGGCAAGGTGGTCAGGATTTATTGACTTCACCTGGCTAGTCAGCTTAATATTCTTGGGTTCCTCACGTTTGGCCCAGAAGTCCGAACTAGTCTCAGTGACATAATCGGCCTGATCATGACTGGAGCCAGCGGCGAGCTTCTGAAGGATGAGGTAGCCAGCGCCAAAAGCAATAACAGACCCAATTGCTACAATGGCGGTGTTATATTTCTCAACAAAGGCATGCATCTTCCTTCGAAGAACAATAATGATCCCAGGCAACAAGCTCATCAACGAAGGACCGATGACAGCTGGTGCTGGATGGACATTATCGGAAGGATGGTCGATCTCAGCATCTTCGAGCCGAAAAGGATCTGGTCGCACGCCAATTGCACCGAGTAGCTGGCTCGACACATCACGCAAATTACGATTAGCGCGATCAAATGTTTCACCAATTCTATTCTCCATACGGTTGGCACCTCTGTTGATCATGTAAGCTGCAGCCAAAATGGAACCGCCAACAATAGCACAGGACAATACGGTGGTCGCACCACTATATTTGCCTGACTGCACATCAGTTGAAGGGCAGGTGCACATATTGATCGGTTTGACCATGCTTCCACAACAACCACAGCGCTGACCATCAGCGATGATCTCAGATGAATGGAGGTAGGCGCGTTGCCCGACGAAATGACGCTCTGTCAGATCCTCGATCGCGCGCAAAAATTGCTTAACACATCCACCCTGATATATGGTGTCGTACACAAGTGCACACTTGGCACTAGCGGCTGTGGTTGGGGGTTCGAGTCTGGATTTCTGGACATGAAAGTTCCAATAATCCAAACTACCATCAAGTTTGGTGGGATCCAGCAGATTGCTGGTTTCACCACCTGGACCAACTTGTTTGAACTGATCTTTGACGGTGACCTGTATCTCAGCCACGAAACGCCGCATTAATGCCTCCGGTACTGTGAAGAACCGCTGGGCGTTCAATGTGCGATTGTTGGTGGACAAGGTGACAAGCAAAGGGGAATGTGTAATAACACCTTTGCTATCAAGGTCGGCTTGTGTGCTCAACAATGGATCATTATTGACCCAGGCGAAGAATTTATCCAAATCTGGGTCGCCATTATTCTGAGTCTTGGGCTGTCTAAAAGCCACATCATTCAAATTGTAATGATATGGCTTAAGAACCATCCCCTCGTCGTAACTAGAGCCAGGAGCTGGAGACCATGTCCCAACTGCAGGATCCAATCCATACTTGGTGGCTATGGTCGTCTTGATCAACGACACGACAGAGGTTTTCCCCTGGCCAGAGGCACCATGGATAAGAAACGCAACGGGAGCAGGTCGCTGCCCACCCACACTGAGACCGAGATCAGTTTCCAACCTTTTCAACCTCGTGATATACGAAGTTATGGTCTTATGTGATGGGGAGCCGATGTCCTTCTCACAAAGGATATCAAGTAATTTCTTTCCAGTCCCCAAAAGGCTTTGCACTCGGTGAAGTCGAGCCATCTGAGCGCCGATGCCGTCACCGGGGTTGTCAATGACGTCCTCCACATTGTCAATCCATTTTTTAAGACTGTGTTGTGTGAAGTCGAACATTTTCATGAACCCACTGTGGTAGCCAACCAAAGCTTTGTCACGGAGCCATTCCAACAATCGTAGGCCAGAGCCGACAAATCCCATCCCACTAGATATTTTCAGATCCATGAAGGTTGGATCCATGGTTGCCCAAACCGAAGGGTCGAGGAAACCATAGATGTCATTGACTCGAGAACACAAAATAACGACTGAAACCAATCGCATTGCGTTCTTGAAATCTGTGCTGGCCATGAAGGAGGCGACGCTAGAAAAAGCGCCAGCCTGCACCCCAGACGTATATATGATCCCGTCTTGCTCGAATTGAACCTCTTCATTAAATCCCTCCATTTGTGTGGAGGGAGTTGGAGGATGAGGAGTCTCGGCTGGAGTCTCGACAGGGGAATCAGGCTTCTGACTCGTTTGGCTATTAGAGGCCGCCTGCTTGAGCAATTGATCAAATCTATCGAGCTCCGCCTGAGTCGCGGGCCTAGATGTGGGTTCATTGCTATCGGACCATGACCAGTTGAGCGAATCAAGCATCGTCTTAAATGGGACAAAACTGAGCAGCTTGGCCATGGTGAGGTGACCAGAAGTACAAAACCTAAGGATGGCATACATGACATCATGCTTCCCCTTGGCCCGAGTCATATCGACCAATAAGTATAATATATCTAATATTTGACCAGAGGCAGTGAGCGCACCAGACTCTGATAAATAGCTAAGAAAATTCTTAAGCTCATCGCTGGTGCCAGCCTGCCATCTGACGCGAAGATGATCCTGCATAATGGATTTGATCTCCGTGGGGTATATAGGGTTATTATAATCCCAGGTAGCCTGGCTGCACATGAATGCAGTGCCAGTCACCTGGAAGTTGGTAGTAATATCGTGCACGAGGGCAGAAGCCGACGCGTTTTTGCCACTGTTGCCAGTAGCGGTGATGCCTGCTGTAAGGTCTTGGGTCATATTGGGTTTCATTATGATAGAAAAAGAAAGGGTCTGCATGGGCAAAGCATGCAGTCTGATGCGCTTATGGGCCAGGATCTAGTCCATCCCAAAACGGATCACGCTTCAACAAATAAGGAAACAAACTACGGTGTATCTGAAAAGCCGGGTTAGGCATTTCCAAAAGTTCCTCCCGGGTCTCAATATCGATTTAACGCGATTCACAGCACACAGCGTCTGTGCTGAGGCACCGAAACGAATCATTTTTTATACTTGATGTCACAGAATAGCGGTACGACTACACTGCTAAAACAAGTGTATATAATATAACTATGGCAGACTAGGGTCAGCCGCTAAGATACTAATATCGGGAAAATTCAAAAACTGACAAACAGTGTAGTCAGGGCCGGCGGCTTCATAAAAGCTGGTGTTAAAAGCTGGTCCAGTGGACTCAATGACAGTCTTAACATTATCATTCTCATAACCGAATACATAATTCCCTGCCCCAGGGACCTTCCTCTCTTCAAAGTTCAAATTACCGGGCAAAACCAATCTGCGAGAGTACATCGGAACAACTGCGGCAGCAGCTGCGGACGTACGAGCCAAACAAACTGATTGACCAGATGATGATGGTAATTCGACAGCATTAATAGTAGCTCTCTGAAGGGGGGTCCATGTGGAGGTATCGTTGGTAGTGATATCCTGCTGGTATGTGCCTGTGTCTCTAGTAATAGCTATGGTGTCAACGCTAGATTTGCCGTTGTCAGGGGCCGTGATGCGCTTAACAAACGAACCGCGCCACCCAACAAACGCACTAGTATAAAAAGCTAAAGGAGTCAATGGGCAGAACCGGAAGGGTGACGTGGTCGCACCAGATGTACTGGTGGCCACAGGAGTGCTTAAATTAGTGACAGATAAAGGACCAGGGGTCGTGGGACGCCTAGCTTCATTAATTATAGTGTGGAATGTAGATGTGCCAGCAAGACCCAAAGGGATAGTGCCAACAAAATGACTACGATGCAAAAGCTGACGTAAAGATCTAACTGGTTCGCCCATATAAACACGATAATCACCTGCAGTGTCGACGAGAGAATTAGGATTCATGTCGGCAACTTTAGCAGGAGATGAAGAGTTACTGGGACGGGAAATAGTGTCGGATTGCAGAGCATTGTAGTCTGTAGTAGTAGGATAAAAACTATATCCGGCGCCAGAGTGAACGGGAATATCAGTTGGATCATTAAGTTCAAAGTCGGGGCCACCAGAAACCCAAACGCAGATTTTAACATCTGCGCTAGTATCGGGGGCGGACAAAGAATTCAAGACTTCCAGCCTGACATAACCATTCGCTGTGTCGTCGTTACCAATAAATGGATTTAGACCAGAACCGCCAGCGAAATTGTAATTGCCTTTATAAGTAGTAGGTGAGACCAAATAAGATTTCTCAATCTGTTTCCAAGCAGCAGAGCCAAGATAAGGAGGAGTAAACTCAAACTCCAAATCTGCACAGATGTCATGGATTTCAGTATGAACCATACCATCTAAACCTGAAGATTCAGCATAATAAGATGGGTCCCAAATCAAGCGGACACGTCCGCTATGAAAAGGAGAACAGATCACACGAAACTTATACGTGATACCGCCTCTCCATTTATTGTAGAACATGGAAGCTCCAGCTAATGTAGAGGGAGAGACTCGTTTGAAGAGTCGTGTTGAACCTGAAGTGATAGGGGCTGAAACCGTAGCAAACGAGGGAGTGACATAAGACTCAAAAAGCATAGAGCCTGGCGCAGCATCCACTGTCCAGTTGGAGACACCAATTAAAGAAGGCCGAGAAACAATATTTGATATAATCAAAGGATCATTCATCTCAGCGCCACAAACTGATGGGTCAACAGACAACTCGTTAGTTGGATCAAGCCCCAGTTTATCGTACTGGGTAGAAATCTCCGGAGAGCACAAATTAGGTATGGGGTCGGGACGGAAAGCAACAACGGAGGATGTGACTGGTCTATTAGTAAAACCGAAAAACTTAGCAACGTTGGAAGTGATTTCTGAAGCGAGAGCCAAAGGAGCGAACAAAGGGTTCACAGTGGCCAAAGCTGCGGAGTACTTACCAACAGTATCAGCAGTGCGCGAAATCACTTTAGATTCGCGTAATCTGCTAACAGTGTCACTCTGATAACTAGTAGGACCATCAAGCTCAATGTCATCGAGCCACGCGTAAAGCGTGACATCAACACTGGGGCCGATAGTCGGTGAAGAAGTCAAGAGAGGGGTTACAGGTGAAACTTTAAGTTTAGCGGCAGAGCTCAACTCACTATATGGTTGAATGAGCCCGGGTTGAACAACTTCATTGGTGAGATCAATCCACTCTTTATGATAAATAAAGGGTATGGAAAAATCAGCACCAGCTTTGTTATTAACCGATATAAATGCGCCTGGCCTAGTAGATAATTGAATTAAATTCATATCGTGGGTGTTACCACCAGAATAGTCATAAAGTTCAGACCCTAGGTTGGCGGAAATAAGGGGTTTGATAGTAGCGTAAACACAACCATATTGAAAGCTAGTGGCATTCAATACGAATTTGAGATGCATTTTACATCGCATCCTAGAATAGCCAGCTAATTTAGGCAATACAGTTGGAAGGGTAAAATATAGGTAATAAGGGTTGAGGTTAACAGCATAATTGGTGCCCTCGGCCCAAGCATAAGTATGAATAACGCGTGGTCGTTTAAACCACTGGTTAAGCTCTACATCAGAATCTGGTCGAATAGTTTTATATATTCCACCAGGTTGTGACTGGGTAGTATCGTCAACATTTTCATCTTGAAAAGTCACGATCGACTGGGAGGTTGTTCCAGTACTCTCGTCGAAGAGGGGGGCAGCAAAGTTGATATCCAAATCGAAAAACGATATGGTGCCGAGTTAACTCCATACACTCGAGCATAAGATTTATTTATAAGGCCAAAAAATTATAAGAAAAAAGCCTGTGTAAATTCGACATCAATCTATCTACACACGATAGAACACGGTTAAGCGAGTCTTGCAAGAAATTTTTGAGGTACTCAAGCCAGCACCTGTAAAATAATACTATATAAAAAATAATAATATACAAATGGCCACCAAATAAAGGTGACCGAAAGGGGCAAAAGCCCCAAAAACTGCCGACCGGATGGTCGGAACTCAATAAAAGAGTTAATTTTCAGTAGGTGAAAACCAGCAAAAATACCTAGTTGATCGTCATTAAGATATCCAACTAACAAATATCAAATTTTGACTAACTATGAGTCGCGTTTGCGACGGCCAAGTTGGGCCCAAATAATGTGTACTACATGCATATAAATATGCATATAGT